TTGATTGGGCGCTCGCCCACAAAGTCGCCGGTGGGGCCGAGCGTACGCATACGGGTGCTCGGCGGCCAGTTGTACACTTGGTCGATTGTGGAAAAGACGGACAAACGCTCCGTGCTCCACGAATCAATCATCTGGTTGAGCGCCGTCAACGCGTCCTGGGACGTGGCGGCCGAAGGCACTTCACCCTCTGCCAACATTCCGATCAGACGTAACGCACCGTTGATCTGGTCGGCAGCGGTGGTAGCCATCAGTTACTCCTTGCGTCGGCGGCGAACTCGTAAAGCATTAGGTGCGTCGGAATCAACCGACGCCGGCATTTCTGCCGACGCCGGTGATTCTGAGTCATCAGAGCCGGATGGGTCAAATTCAACCCATCCGTGCTCCATATCTTCCCGCGCTTCAAGTTGCGAGATTGCGACTTTTTCCCCGTGACGGGGATGGCGAAGGAAGATGTTAGGCATGACTATTAGCCGATGCGGTAGCAAGTCCAGGCACCAACGCCCGTCTTGCGCGCGCGCCAGTGAGACGAAGTTGCCGTCGCGGTGCCAACCGCACCCACAATCGTCCAACCCGTTCCCACCGCCAACGTGGCGGTATTCGCGCCCGTGTTGATGATGAAAAAGTCGAACGCCACGTCCGGCTTTTCAGCAGACGAAACGAACAACTCAAGGTCAGCGACCGTCGGCAGGGTCAGGCTAAGTGCTGCACCGTTGTAGGTGAACAGCCCGTTGCCCAACTGAGCCGGGGTGAGAGTTGCGGCGCCAGTCAGGGCCGTCGGAGCCGCCTGGACAAGCAGCAACGGCTCGCCAAGATTACCGTCACTATATTGATAGCCACCAGTGCCATTAGGAAAAGGCATGTTTTGATACTCCTAAATTAAATAATGCCATCGGTGATAACTCGATCCGGGCGGCTTAGGAGGACACGATAGACCTCGCTTGCCGTCGGTGTGATCGAGCCACCGGTGAAGTTGCCGAAAGTGATCGCCAACGTGTTTGCTGCCGAGACACGGAATCCAACAATACCGAGGCCCGCTTGGGCGCTCGGCTTGTTGACAACTACGTGATCTCCAGCCTCCAAACCGTTCACGGTAAACGTCTGCTCGGCAGACGTATTAGCGGAAACGGCAGCAGGCGACAGCGTGACGCTGATGACCGACTGCTTGGGGAGATTGCCGAGTACGTAACTCATGGCATTAACCCCAAAGTCGCACGGCCATCTGCGGGCGAATCACGTTGTAACCGTAGAGAACGTCGATACGGCACGGCATACGGTCGTTGTTGATGTCGTACTGACGGACAACGCGCATGGAGATACCGTTGTGAACCTGACGCGAGGCCATGTCGACACCCTGCGGCATGAGCAAGTCAGCCGTGGCGAAGGCAATAGCGTCGCGGTGGTACACGAGGTTCTGCGGGTACTGAGTCGAAGCGCCACCCAAGAAGGTGATCGTGTCGCCAGCCTGCGGGAACGACGAAACGGTCGCCAAGGCGTGAGCCGAGGTGTAGATCGCCGGGGAGATTTTTACGGTCGCATAAGCACCAGCCACAGCCGCCACGTCTTCCGTGCAGACGAACTGCTGGAGCGAGCCAGTCGATTCGCGGGTCTGCGGGTTGACCGCAAACACGCCGTTGATCGTGAACACGTCGCCCTTCTTGATCGTCTGCGTGCCAGTGCCGGTGATGGCAATGGTCGAGGCGCCTTGAGTGGAAACCGTGGTCGTGACCGAATGAGCGCCCGTGCGGGTGCCAGTCGTGAACTGCTTGATCGACTGCGACATGTTGAGCTCGTCGAACCCAAGGATGCCTTCGCCAAACATGCCGTTCTTGAACTGCGCCGAGATGGTGCTGACCGGGTTGAACAAGCCTTTCATGCCCTCGATGAGCGCGGCGTTAGCGGCCGGGTTCACGGTGACATAGCGCGGCGACATCACAGCGGCGGCTTCGTTCAACTTCTGCTGGGCAGCGAGAAGAACCGAGGTCGTGCTGGGGGTCGTGCCGGGGGTGCCGACCGACTGGTAAACGCCGCTAAACGAGTTAGCAACGTCCGCGTCGATGCTGGCAGCCAACTGGCTGATACGCGGCTTGAGCACGCGCTCGGCAAAGTCGTCCAACTGCATCGTCATTTCGGCAGTCGTGAAGTTGACAGCAATGTGCTTCTGCGAAGCAACCGTCAACGTGGTGAACTGCTCGTTGTCGTCCTGCACCTGCAGGGCGGCACCGTCAGTTACAAGGGCGCGATCCGGCAGACGGATACGCAGCGTGGTGCCGATCTTGGCGCCTTCGACGGCGTAGCTGTTGTCGTACTGGCGGTTCACATTACGGGTCAGCACGAGATTGTTTTCAAGAATCTCCAACGCTTTCCGCGTAATCATGTCAATAGTAAGAAGTGTATTAGCCACTGAAGTGTCTCCGAAAAATTGTTAGCGGTTACGACGCGCTTCCCACTGCTTGATCTGCCGTTGGCGTTCGCGTTCGATCCACTCTGACGTACTCATGGCCGATACCGACCGTGGATCCGTCGTTTCGTAGCTCGATCCGCTCGTGCCTTTGGCCGATACCGGCTTAATGGGCGGGGGCGCGCTGGATGTCTTTTTGACCGGAATGGGACTGTCGGCCAACTTGGCCTCGATCTTTCCGATCTCCTTGGCTTGCAGGTAAGGACTCATGCGGGAAATACGGTCAGCCTCGCGGGGATTGGAACCGAGATAGTAAGCAATATCGGGCCCAACATCCGAAGCCTGAATCGTCTGAGCCATCACGGTCGTAATGGGCAGCGAGTTGTTATACGCGACTTGCTCGAAGTCTTCGTATTTGTCCCGCGCTGCTTCTTCGCGATCGTGATAAGCCTCACGAATAGCCTGCATTTCTCGCTCTGCTTCGCGTTTAGCTAGAAGCTCCGTTGCCTTACGCTCGGCCAAGGCCTCTGCGTACGCGTCCGGGTCTTCCATCTTGCTAGGCAGCTCTGCAGGTGCAGACGTTGCCGGCTGCGCCCTCAATGCTTGCTCTCGTTCCCACTTGCGCCGCTCACGGGCAAGTCTTTTGCCAACCATCGCGTCCAGCTCTTCTTGAGAGAACGATTTGGCTGGCTTTTCTTCCGGCGACGCCTCAGTTGGCGTTTCTACAGGTTCCGGGGCCGCCGTAGCTTCCGGTTCCGGCGCGGGGTTAGCCGCTACAACTTCGGAAAGTTGATTTTCGTCAGACATGTTGATTCCTATGGAATCCCTGGTGAACCGCACCAGTACGGGTTAACAATACTGTATGGCCTAACAGGGCGCAACAGTTATGAGTTGGTCATGTAAACGCCACTGATGTACAGCGTCTTGCCGGACAGCGTAGCGTTGGTTGTGGGGGTAAACGATCCCACCGGGAACAAGTTGATGCCGGTCGAGATAACGTAGCCTTGCAACGCTGACCCGACGTTAGTCATTAGTGTTACCGGGGATTCTTCGACGTTAATAAACGGCGGGCGCGAAATAATCGCCGCGCTTGCGTTTGCCGTAACGGGATACGCCACCGTCATTGAGAACGTCACCAAGCGGCCAACCTTTGTGTAACGCCCCAAAGCCGACGTAAACGTCAGCCCTGCGCCAGACTGGTCGGTCGGCGTCAGCGAGCCTTCCTCATAATCGTCAAGGACGTTTGGCAGGTTGTTTGGAATCTGGGTAGCCGGGAACGTAATTGCCGGAGTCGCCACGCCAAGGTCAAACTTAGCCGGTGAGTCGTACTGCAAGCCGGTCGCATCGCCGCCTGCGCCAACCGTGGCGTAGTTGCCGTAACTGCTTACGAAATTAGCCACCGAGTTGCCGCCCACAATCACGGGCGACTGCAACGACACCATGACGTTCTTGGAGAAGTTGCAAACCTTGCGCGGGCTGTCGGAGAAGTTAATCAAGCCATCCGGCACCCTTGCGTAGGTGTGGAACAGGCAGTTATCAACCGTCAGAACTTCAGCAAAGATGCCGTTAGAGTCTCTGCGCGTCCAGATAACAGCCTTGCCAGTGTCCGTCGTGCCTTGCGCGTCTTCGAACCAGCAGCCTTCAAAGCGCGGGAACAAGATGCCAGAGAGCAGGATCGGCGTCAGGGTCGGCGTAACAAACTCGATGATGCAGTCACGGAATACCAACTCGTAGCCGGTTTGGAACTCAATGTTGGATTGCGGGGCGCCGCAGTTCTTAACCCAGCACTGCTCAATGACGTTGATGTTGGTCAGATTGACCGGCGCGGTGCCAATAGACTCAATCGCCTTCATGGCGTTGCCAGAGCCAGAGCCAAACACGCCAAACGTGCAACGGTAAACGTGCGAGCCAATCAGCACGCCCTTAATGCCAGCGGCGAGGCGACCGTAGAAGTCGCAGTCTGCGATCAGCAAATGCGAGAGGTACACGCCAGAAGGCGAGTAAATTGCCCATCGCACTGCCGTAGCGTCGTCCGAGTCAAACGCCAGGTTCTCAATGATGCCGTTCTCGGCGGTAAACGCCGTTGATACGCGGAAGTAACCTTGGATGACCCCGCCAGACCCCTTAATCATCGACTTGCCTTTAACGCCAGAAATCTCAAAGTTGTTCTGGGAAAGGACAATCGGGGCAGTGATCTTGTACGTGCCAGCCGGGAAGAACACCGACTTGTTAGCGGTTACCGCAGCCTGAATAGCCACGGTGTCGTCAGCAACGCCGTCGCCAACCGCGCCATAAGCCTTGACGCTAACAAACGGGCCAATAGCCGACACAGGAACCTTCTTGGTTTCGCTGCTTTGAACAATCGGCGCCAACTCACTTCCGCTTAACGGAACCGAGGCAGCAGGCAGTTGCGAAATCTTTTTCGTAATAGTCACGGCTTACTCCGTAATTAGGCACGCATGTAAGTGATTTGGACGCTCAAAACGTCGTTGGTTGTCAAGGCAACCGGCGATCCGCTAGTCGCAAACGTGCCATTGTCAATCTGCAACGTAATGACGTTGTTACCGCCGTCAATTTCAGCCCAGCCGTACCTAAAGTTGGGGCCTGCGCTGAAGTCGCTAATACGCCACGTTCCAAAATACTGAGCCACTCGCGGATCGCTCAACGCAACGGACGGCAGATCAAGTTGTAAATTTCCGCCAGCACCGAACGAGGTAGTTGAACCAATAGACAAGTAAGCGTTGATAGTAACTTGCTTTTCGTTGATGGTGAGAAACCCCACCGATATTGCGTTTCCCACCGTAATAGGGGTTCCTGACACCTTCCATACCGGCGTAAAATCCCGGTTTTCATAGTATCCGTATCGGTTTGTAACAACCGTGCCGGCCGTTTCAGCGTAGTTCGCTACCGTCATGCCTTGGTAGTTTTGCGGCTTGACGTTGAGGTTTGTGATCAAGGCGTCAAGGCGAATACCAAACGACTGCGTTGGCACAGTCTGATTGTCGATAAACGAGTTAGTGCCGATAAACAGGTTCTTGTAGGCACTAGTCGTTCCGGCAACCGCAATGCCCTGCGAGAACGCAAACGCCGTGGCAGGCAAGCAGTTAACAAAGTTGTTGCCGCTAATCTCAACCGGCCCCATACCATTGATAGCGCTGGTAGTTAAAACAACGCCAAACGTGTAGCCGTTGGTATAGTTGTTTTTAACAATTATGTCGCTATGCGCTTGACTGGCAGCGGCAGCCTGCGACACGACGTTAACAAACGCAGATGCTTTGCTTGTGCCGATTTTGCTTGCGATATTGTTAGAAATTTGAACATCGGAAATCTTATAAAACGGAGCAATTTGGATGCCCGTCTTTAACGTCGGCAGAACGCCAGTTGGAGGAACAGTATCGTCAAGGCCGATGGTGTTGCCGTCAATCAACACCTTCTTAATGATTGACTCGGAAGCCGAGAATCGGAAGAAGTCGATGGCCGCAAAGTTGATTGGCGAGAACGTATTGTTGGCAATGACGATGTTGTCAGCGTCCGAAGTCAGGTTGGAAGCAACCCACATGCCCTGCCAGTAGTTTTCGACAAGGTTGTCCACAAAACGCTGGTTTGCGCCGTGAACTTCATACGCCACAAAGGTTCCGCTGTTTCCAACGATTCCGTTCGGGAACATGCTGTCAGCAGTAAAAATGTTGTTTTCACAAACAACATCATTTGCCCACGCAAACACGCTGCTATGGTCGTTTGTGTCCAAACCGTTATTCTTAAACAAGCAGTTGGTAATCGACCAATTAGTGCCAAGCGTGACGCCAGCCGTGTTGCTTTGCGCCATAACAACGCACGAGGTTCCTGCCGTGTTAAGAAACTTGCAGTTGTCGATAGTGACGTTATCGCATCGAGCCGCTACGCCGCCGGTTGTGCCGGTGACGTGAATCATGGCTTGGTTGTAACGGTTATACGACGCAGGAGCAGACGGGCTGATGCGGTTGTTCAAACCGTTCATGTCCATCGTCAAGCCGACAAAACGAATGTTTTGCAGCGGGACGTTGGTGAAGAACATAGCCAGCCGCTTAGGAGCCGCCAGCGTCGAGACGTTATCCTTCAGTTTAAGAACAGCGCCCACTTCGCCATACAGCGACATGTTCGACTGCATGACAAACGCGCAGGTCATCTGGCCTTCGCCAAGCGGCGTGCCTTCCCAATCCTTCAGCGTAGCCGGGACGACAAGATACGTTCCGCCAGGGAAGTACACCGTTGAGCCGGTAGCAGAGGCCACGTTGATAGCCGTCTGAATGGCGATAGTGTCGTCCGTAACGCCGTCTGCTTTGGCGCCGTAGTCTTGCGGCGTGACGTAGTTACGGAACGCACTCAGTGACGCCTTAACCGTAACGCCGTTCTGGACGATAGCCGCAGGGCTAGACGCCGATACCGGGCTAGTAGCGCTCGGCAGGTCGGTAATAGGGATAATAGCCATTAGTTACTCCAAGGCAGCGGCTTGAGCGTCACGGTCAGCGCAGCAGGCAAAGAGGCGTCTACGTCTTTCTCAACGAACGCCTTGTCTACACGCTCCCAGACCCATGACAGGACGGTATCTTCCGTTAGATCGGCATACGACACAAACGGCTGACCCGCAGCGCCGAGGTCTAACTTGCCGCGCATTGAGTTGTTACCCTCGCACGCCCATGCGACTTGCGTGACCACATCGCTGTGACCATCGAGGCTTGGCGCGACGTACAGACCTTCGACTTTCCAGTTAGCCATTACTTGTCCTCGTCAGCGGGCAGCGGCTCGTTGCCTTCTGCAAGCCATTTCAGATATTCCTGATAGTCGGTGTTGGCGGGGTCTGGCGGAATAAATGCGCGATCTGATAAGCGCTTAATTACAATTTCTCCAAACATATTTTTAGTTTCTTGGTACATGATTACAACTCAATAGATGCAACAACATGAAGGCCGGGAGTAAGCGTTGTACCCCCAGTGCTTGCGTTTGCAAACGCGGCTGAAAACTCATTTGCTGCCGGACTTCCGGGGTTATATGTAACCCCAGTACCAAAAACATCACCCCAAAATCCCGCTGTTCCAGTTGTTGGGTTATAAAACGTTATAGTTGGTGCCGCCCGCATAGCGACTGGAAATTGCCATCGACCAACTAATGCAGCACCTGTTGAAAATGTGCCAGTATTAGATGCTAAATTACCAAAACTGCCTGCGTTATCTGCGGGTTTTGTCCCTAAAGCAAAGGTTTTAGCGTAATACCTTTGGCACAACTGTAATTCAGTCGTATACGGTCTACGCTCAAACGGAGTGGCGACGGAGCCGGTTTCTAGTTGGACTCCGGTGACGTACCAAGTGGCGTTGAGGGTGCCGATGACTTGAGTTTGACCTGTTGCGCCTGATTTGTAAGAGCCGTCCCATGCTCCTGCTGTACCAGCGTATGTTGAGCCAGCGCCCAAACTAAACAATACGCGAATTCCTACTCCATTGTCTGTTAGCCAAGTGCCAGATGTATCACCAGCAATGGTTACAGTTTTTTGCTCCCAAGTATTTGCAGAACTTATTGAATAAGTAAACGGATATGATCTGTTAAACCCGCTATTTACAAGCGAACCGCCAAACGTTCCTGTTAAACTTGAACGTACCCAAAACGACAACGTAACCGTTAATGCGTTTGCCGTTCCCCATCTCAAATCAGCAGCATTGAAGCCTTCAACTGCTTGCCCAACAATGTACTGTTGGGTTGCCCCAAGTGACGCATCCGCAGTTGTAACAGTAGCAATGATTGAATTAGTAAAGTTTGTGGGGGCAGTTGTTGATTGTTGAACCGTAAAAACGCCATCGGTAACTTGGCCGCTGCCAAAAAAACGGTCAACAGCGTAAAAATTATTCGCAGAATTAACTGTCACCGCCGCGCCCGCATTGCGCTGATCAATCCGCATATTGCCGTTGATGATGCGGTTACGGAAGAACAAGCCGTTGCTGTTAAACGCAGCAGCGACCGTGCCGCCTGTAGAGACAGCCACTTCGTTAGCAGCCGGGAAGTAGACGCCCGTGTCGGTGTTGCCCGTGTTCGTCACGGCAGGAGCCGAGACAGAGCCGTCTGCAAATGACGCAGCGCCAGAGGCAGAGAGCGTTGTCAGTGAAGCATTGCCAGAGGCAGAGAGTGTCGTAAACGCACCCGTATTCGGCGTCGTTGCACCAATCGGCGGCATTGAGGCCGCGATGTTGGTCAGCGTGAGTTTGTAGTTAGCGCCACCGCGAGCAATGACGGTTTCGTCTGTTGCCAGTGCCGGTGCGCCCGAAGGCAGTGCGCTGATTTTAGTATCGGCCATTCTCAATACTCCTTGCCAAGAACGTCCCTGGCAAACTGGTAGTCGGCGGCGTAGTAGTCCCGTACAAACTCTTCTATCTGCTTACTAAATTTACCTTGGTCGATATTCATAATTTTATAGTAGCAATCAGAAAAGTTTTTTGCCGAACTGGACGAGTTTAAGTGAGGAAAATTCTTGCCCTCGCAAAAGCCTCGCACAACAGAAAGAACTTCTTTTGCCAAGTTTTCAAACTTAATAACTTCAATGCCTTTGTGATCTAACCATTCCACTTGTGGCTGCTTGAAGATGCCTAATGGGTGATTAGGGTTCTTGTCAAAACAATCCACAAATTCCTCTGGGGACACAAAAGGCTTGCCAGTTAGTAAGTAGTTAACGGTACTAATAAACCTCTCAAGCGGATTCCTAAAGATGCCGTACTTTTTGTATTTCGCTAAATTTGGGAAACACTGCACGGCATCTGAATACTTTACGTGTTGATGATCGGGCAAACTTGGATGCTTAACTTGGCTAAATCCAACTGACTCCAGAAAATGCTTTGTTGACGTACTGCCGCATCGAGTGGGCAGTACAAAAGCAATCTGTTTGTCTTTGTTGAACAACATTACGGCACAAGTTGGTCAGGCGGAGGCAACCCAAAAATCTCGTACACGTACACGCGTTTCCAAGTTTGCGTCTCTTCTTCCCAATTATAGTCCTGCCCATCATTCGGATACGGAACTGGGGCGTCCCAATTTCCTGTACTTGGATTCAAAGTCCAATTTGAAAAGGGTTTTGGCACTATGAACGCATCTATATCCGCGTTGTATATCATTCCGATCGCAGCGTAATGCTTGCGAAAAGAAGCGTTGTAAGAGGTCTGTTTCCAAACGGCATCTGCGCCGTACAACGACTTACAAAAATCTACGCCTATCGGCTCTGATTCGGGAAACTCTAAATTATTCACAGCGTCATTTGCTATAACGATAACTTCTTGCACGACATTGTTTTCGTTTAATTTTGCAAAGTGCGCCATAAATCACCACCTAATCGTGCCGGAACCGTTGAACTGATAAATACGGTTACTGCCAGAAACAGAAACAACCGGAGACCCGGTGGTTGTTGCAATAGGTAGCGAAGAACTGCAACTAATAATTATGACGCCCGAACCGCCAGCACCACCGCTGTAGCCGGGGCCGCCGCAAGCATAGGCGCCACCGCCACCGCCGCCGCCAGTATTAGCGGTGCCGTTACCACCAGGGATGGCCTCACCAGCGCCACCGCCGCCGCCAAGTCCACCCGGAGTCGGGTTAATGACTGTGCCGCAGTAACCACCGCTCGCGCCACCGCCGCCGTAGTATGTAGAAACGCCAGTAATAGACGACGTAATACCATTGCCACCCGGACGACCGCCGCGTTGAAACGGTGAGTTAGTAACGCCAACTGCGCCTGCACCGCCACCGCCGCCACCGCCGATGTCGGGAAACAAATATGAGCCGTCGCCGCCTTTGTTGCCTTGCCCGGCAGTACCAGCGGCGCCTGTTTCATTAACGCCCAAAGAGCCACTGTTTGTCGGGCTACCGCCACCACCAGACCCGCCCGAAGCCGGAGCCAAAATAAGAGGACCGCCGGAGATGTTGGTGCCAGCACGACCTCCGCCAATGGCGGTTACTGTTGTAAATCCGGCGCCAGAAATAGACGAATTGGCGCCATTTGCGGCTTGAATTAACGCGCCAAAATTATTTCCTGCGCCGCCACTTCCTACAGTAACCGTGTAAGTTATGCCCGAAGAAAGAGTAGCGCTTGGCGAAGTTAAAACGCCGCCCGCTCCACCGCCAGCCAACGCAGAAGTGCCGCCGCCGCCGCCGCCAGCAACAACAAGGTACGAAGCGGTTACAGGAAAGATGGGCGGCGTACTTGCTTTGCCAAGGGCAATAACAGACCCTAGGCCCATCTTCAGGCCGTTACGAAGCGGTACGCCGTAATAGCGAGCCATCGGCTTTAGTTCTGGTTAATGGGCTTTGCGTAGACAGTGCCGCTTGCCGACACTTGGATGGCACTCACGCGCCACGGAGCGCCAGAACCCGGCGGAACCTTAAACGGGATCGGCGTGTTAGCCGGAACCGGGGTGCTGCTGGTCGTAGCGGTTACGCCAACGCCAACCGACACATACGCATCGGACGTACACCACACCACGACGCCTTCTGGGCCTGAGTCCCAAGTAGCCGTAGAGCCAGCGGTGCCTGTGTAGGCCGCAGTTCTGGCCGGGTACAGGCTGTCGTTAAGTGGATTCAGTAATTCCATTGTCTATACCTCAAGCCAAAAACTTTAATTTGTAGATAGTGGACAGGTACAACTCGAAGATGCCGTCCAGCAGGTTTTGCAGGGTAGCGTCGTCTTTACTGACGACCTTATACCGCATTTCCTCTAGGTCTTTAAGTTCCTTCTCCAGAAAGTCCAGCACGTTGTTCGACTTCTGGGCAGATGCCAGCGCAATCGGGCCGATTAGGCCGTACCGACCCTGATATGCCTCTGCAAACGTGTCTGCCAAGGGAATGATGCCCTCGTAAAACTTCTGCAACGCTTTGTGCTTTGCGTAGTTACGGGTATTCAGGTGGGTGCTGTGGGTCACATCCCGAGCCAAAAACAGCCGTCCGATAAAGACTTCGCAGGTCATTGCGGCGGTAACTCCATGCCCATCTCAGGCGGCATCATAGCCTCACGCTGCATCGGCGCCACGAGGTCGCCTGATGTCATCATGCCGCTGATGGTGCCCAAGACAATATCTTGGATCTGCTCGGGCGTCATGCCCGCTTGGACAGCGCTAATGCGCTTCGTCTCCGCATCATACGCCTTGATGTCGACTTCACGGGCTTCGATCGACCTCTGGACGTTATCCAGCATGACCCGCATTTCATCCATCTGAGATCGAAGCTGCTCGTTCTCCATCTTGGCCGCTTGAATGGCTGGATCCTCTTCATCCTCCAGCAGTCGCGGCTCGATGGTCTTCTGCAAGCGCTTGGCAATCTCCTGAGCGCCCGGCCAGTCCATGTTCTTGACGAACAGGTCGCCAGCCACAGCCCACAGGTTCGGGTTAGCCTGCAGAATTTGACCCATCGCATCCATCGCCTCTTGGCGCTTGGTCAGGTAGGACGGGCCCGTTGTGACGGCCACGTCGTATTTACCAACAGACGGGTTGTAAATCTTGGCGATCACGATGCCCGACTGATCGCGAATTTCGCGCACTGGCTCGGCTTGCGTCGGGTCGATGCGTGCGGTGTCAGTTTCACCGTCGATACCAATGATGCGCGCGATGCGCTGGGTGTCGTAAATTTTCGGGATCAAATCAACGAGTTGGCGCGTCCCGTAGCGTATAGCGCGAGCTAAGTTGTCAATGTAGTGATATGAACCTGTGTCGCCTTGCCGTTCACGCGCCAAAATGGCTCGACCTGAGCGCTCGTTAGAAGTTTCGCCCAGGCTCGAATCGTAGTATCCAGTGGTCGATTTAATGTCGTCCGAGGCGCCCATTTTGGCTTGAATAAGCCCAGTTTGCGCCAAAGGCGGCTGTGCGCGTGCCGGAAGCGGCAAAACAGCGCCTTGGCCGTCGGTAACGTCGGGATTGACCTCCAAATAAGGGTAATTTTGGACGTTTGCCGTCTTCCACTGATGCTCGTAGCCTTCAAACTGACCGGCGTAGCCGATAAATGGCGCTTTTGGCGCCAAGGCAAGCATTTCTGCCTCTTGAGACACCCAATAGTTGTACATACGCTGGGCATCTTTGGCGTTTCGCACCAAACCCGAGATGTACAGGCGTCCGTCGACCTCAAATTCGTTGCCAATCACGCGAATGACAGGAATCCACTTACCCGGCCAGTCGTTTTCTTCCAAAATTTCGTAGCCGTTGGTCTTCATCCACTTAATTTTGCGGATGTCGACCTCACGGGTGCGCAGCGGACGCACGCCCATCATTTCCATCTGCCGCGCTTCGGGTGATCCGGCGTAGGCAGTCTGGTTGTTGGGGTACAAATGAAGCGTGGCTTTCTCGTATACGGCGTAGAAATACTCCGCAATACGCACCGTATCTTCCATAATCCACTGCGACATGGCCTCATCGCCAACGCCACGAATAGCGATTGACGAAATAGGCTCGGCGTCTGGGAACAGGCGCTCAAACTCGCTTTGCGGCATGTCTTCAGTGATAAAGCAATACTCCGCATCAGAGCCGCACGGGTCTTGAATGTGCGGATCCATGTACACGCTAAACGAGTTACGGATGCGCTGTAGGCGCAAGTCCTGATCAAAGCTCGTCTCGTCGCAGTATTCCGTCAAAATGCGGAAATACCCTTCGCCGTAGGTGACTTGGTTGTCGCACGCCGTGTCATACACCACGTCCGCGTCCGACATATATTCAATATGCCGCACCATGCCGTTGAAGACTTCGGCGACCTCGATGTCCGCCTTGTCATCAACCGGGATGACTTTGCCCGACGGCCTGTTCTGACGCTGGTCGTTTGTGACCTGGCGCACATGTTGCGGCAGCTTGTTGATCGTCAAGCACGGTCGCGCATTGATCGTCTGGCCCTGCACCGCACCGCGCGTTGCCAGCACCTCTTGCGGCCACTGCCAACGGTTGTCCGGCGAGCCTGCCATGAAACGCAAGTCATCGAGCTCGCTATCACGCGACTCGCTGTACGCCGACAAGGACTGTTCAAGACGCTTACGCATCCTCGCCAATACGTCCGCCGCATCGTTCTTACTGCGTGACTGCGGACTGTTGGCGACTTGCGCCGCGCCCTTGATGCCTGTCGGGTCTTTAGCCATGATTACTTCTTGCCCTTCTTAGCCGCCGCGCGGCGCTTGACCGCATACGCAATGGCAACCGCTTGCTTCTGCGGTTTGCCTGACTGCATCTCAGCTTTAATGTTCTTACGGAAGGCGCCTTTGCTTGCGCTTTTAACAAGCGGCATTAGCGCATCCCTCCGCGACCTCGCGGACGCACCGGCGATGGGCGAAAGTCCACCGTAGTGCCGATAGCGTCGCTACTCATCTCGCGCTTTGGCATCCGAGGTTTTTGCATCTTTGGCGCGCTTGCGCGGCTTTGCGTGATCATGTCGCCGATCGTTGCGCCGGGCGACACGCCGGTTGGATTTCGGTAGTTCATTACTTTTTACCTTTTTTGGCCGTTTTGGCGGACTCTCTAAAATCTTTGGCGCTGGGGGCTCCCTTTGCACCAGGCTTACGCATCTTCTCACCGCTGCCTGCAGCGATGCGAGCACGCTTTCGATTGATATTCTCATAGAGTCCCCGTTTAGCTGCCATTGTTAGCACTTCCATCGTTTAAGTGATGCTTTGGCTCGCTCACCGTTTTTAGCGTTGCGAGCCACGGCGCCCATGCGGGCACAGAATGACTTTTTACGACCGGCGTCCGCTTTGGTCTTGGGGCTGGGCGCGGGGGCTTTGAGCTTGCTCCCCGTCTCGCGGTTGTACTTCGCGCGGCCTTTGGCAGTAAGCCCCGCCCCTGCCTTGGTAGACAGCTTTTCCCCGCGCCCAACCGACAGTGAGACAGACTTGCGAGCCACTTATGCTCCCATCCAACTGCCCGCCATGTCCCCTTGGTGGTAGACCACGCGGCGAGCCTTCTCCCTATATTCGCGCTGCCCGAGCGGAAATGCAAATGTCACCGCGAGCGCGTCGGCCGCGTCAGGGCTTGCAAGCCCTCGCGACTTCATCTCTTTCTTACCTTCTAAGAAGATCGTACCCGATGAGTTCGGCTTCTGCGTCGGCCCGCACAGGTCGGTCATGAGCTGCCGATCGTTCGGTATGTGCCCCTCGCGCAGCCAGTCACGCATCGTGCCCCAGAGCTCCGCACGCTTGTTGCCCCACATCACCGGGTTCTTCGCCTTCCACCCAAAGTTAACCCCGCGCACCTTATAGCGCTGCTCCTTGAGCCGATCGAGGATGCCGTACCCGAGTCCGCCCTCGTCGATGACGGTAAACACCGGGTTGAACTCCTCGATCGCATCAATAACGCGTCCCACCGTCGTCATGGTGTCGTCGCCCTTGTACCGCTTGATCGCGATAATGTCGCGCCCTTGCCGCGCCACGATCACGGTGCTGTCGGCGCCTGAGCGCGCTGGATCCACCCCGAGCACGATCGGCGCCGTCTCATCCTTCCACCTTGGCCGGTGCGCAGCCGCCTCGACTACCGACGGGCCAATGAACTGATCGTCACCTTCGAGCGGAAACTGACCGTACACCTCAACGCGCGCCTGGGGGCTGTCGGCGCCGTACTCGTCGATGATCTGCTGGTACACCGCCTTGTCGGTGTCCTCCACCTCACGCGCGTCGATGCTCTCGGTCTGCCAAAACGCCCGCTTGGCGTTGAAGCACTCAAAGAAGTACCCCTCGTTGCGGCGCGGGTTACTGAACGCGCACCAAAAACGGTGCGGTGTGTTTTCCGTAAAGAAGCCCGCCGACACCGCCCAGATGGGGTCAGGTATACCGCTCGCTTCGTCGAAGATGACCATGACGCCATCATGGTTGTGCACGCCCGCGTACGCGTCGGGGTTCTCCTCCGACCACAGCCGGCCTTCAACCGACCAGTAGCGCGTGCCCTTCTTAAGGTCGCGCTCGACCAGCTCCGCGATCCACTTGGCCGGCATCACCCGCGTGGCGGACACCTCAAACCAATGGCTGTTCATCATTAGCGCCAGCCACTTAGTGATCTCGGCCCACGTCACCGAGCGTAGCTGCGCCTCGCTGTTGGCCGACACAATAGTTGTGCTGCCTATGCGGGTGGTGAGCATCCACAAGATTAGCCAACTGACCAGCGCTGACTTGCCGATACCGCGCCCGGAGGCCGTCGCCGTTCGCAGCACCTCAAACGCCTCGCGCTGTTTATTAGCCCGAATATGCGTAGCAAATTTGCGCAGCATCTTTAGCTGCCATGTGCGCGGGCCAGTGAAGTGCTCAAGCGGGGTGCCTTTCTGCCCCCACGGAAACACGAACCGCACGAACGCCTCGGGGTCGTCCTTAAGCGCGGGCGACCAGAGCTTGCTCATTAAGAGCTGTTCATCTTCACCGTTATAGATCGGCAGTTGCATGTTCGCCTTCGATCGTCAGTGGGGCGCGTACGTCTTGACCCAATCGGCCAGCAAGCACGCGCGATTCCGCCTCCTGCAGCGCCGCTGTGATGCTGATCTGTTGTTTGATGTCGACTTGCACCTGTTGCTTCGCCACCCAGCCATGCACATGCGTGAGGATGGCAAGGGAGGCTTTGGTGTCTCCGGCTTTAGCCGCAAGATGTAACTGCGTGGCGGCTTCAGCCTCGCCATCGGCGCGACCTTTCTGTTCGGCCATTTGGGCTATGGGGTCTAACTGACATAGGCGCCGGTACTCCGTTGGCAACAACCCGGCGGCTAACGCCAGCGAGTCACCTTTCAAACCAATCTTCGCGGCGTCGTATATCGCCTGCAACACTTTTTCGGTCGCCCTGATTTCGCGGGGCGCGAAGGGTAAGGACTGGAAGCTCATACAGTGAGCATAGCGCGGTTTGCATAAAAATAAAAAATTTTTTGCGAACCCTCCATAGCTTTTTTGGCCGGTCGCTCGGGCCCTCCCCCCCATCGAATCGAGCGCGCCGCCATCGAGCCCGTCAGCCCGCAGGCCTGCAGGCCACCGGCCGCCAGCCCGCCAGCCCTCGAGCTCGAGCACGCCGTCGGCGATCGCCAGCGCTCGAGCTTTGGGTCATTTGGGTCATGGTGCGCGAGCCGGTGCGCGCGCCAGCGCGGACGTGCGGCCATCGAGCTTTGGGTCATTTGGGTCACGCGTTGGCCGATGACCCAAATGACCCAAGCGCCGGGGAGCTGGGCGCCCTTTGGGTCATTTGGGTCATTTTGTCACGCGAAAAAAGTCGGAGCGCCGAAACATTTGCGCGCTGATGTGGCGAGAGCTGTATGCCTATACAGTAAAAATACAGCTTTACAAATTGATATAAAAACATGACCCAAATGACCCAAACGATGCGCGCGCACTATGTTTTCAGGCTCGCGCTCATGGGTCATCGAGCTCGAGCCCATGACCCAAACGCGACCCAAATGACCCAAAAACCGCATGACCGCCTGATGAACGCCTAAACAAATAATCTTTGACAGCATCGAGCCGCCATCTAAGATGAGCGGGCCGGCAAAAACAACAGCGCGCGCCGGCCGCGCAGATAGGAGCACATGACCATGACTAAGAACGAACAACGCCAGTTCACCATCGCCCGCAAGCTCGTCGCCGTCGAGATGCCCGACGCCGCCGTGCGCATCCTCTCGATTGTCCACCGCAGCGCCCGCCGCCGCGCAACGCAAGCTGCAGCGCTCGAGCTCGCGATCGAGCTAGGCGTCGCCGATCGCGTCGCGATGATCAACGGGTGCATGGCCCACATCGAGGACGCGGGCACTCAGGCGGTGCGCTCATGAGCGCCCGTCCCGTGCTCGCGTTCAACACCGGCCGCATGTATAGCCCGGCCGGCCAACGCATCGCTGCGACCCGGCTCGACGACGGCCGGGTCGTTTTCGTCGATATTGATCGCGACCTCGAGTACGTCATTCTGGGCGAGCCTGAGCTCACCCAGTTTGACGTCATGTTCGCGTATGACCGGAACATGGGCGCCGACGTGTATATCGCGATTCCCGACTTCGACGAGCGCGAGCGCGTGCTCAGCCAGCTGCGCGCTGCAGCTGAAAACGTGCGCACATGGCAGGCCGCGCGATGGGTGCGCTCATGACCCGCGTGCTCGATGCCATCGTGCTGACGTGCGTCGGCGTGCTGTGCGCCGCGATCGTGCTCGACGACTATAACCTCGCGATCGGCGCCGGCCTGTTGGCCGGCGTCGCCGCTCTCCTCGATGACCTCATTCGCAAGTAACCTAGGAGCTACTACCGTGCAATACACTCTCACTGTATCTCTCTCGACCCTGCGCGCTGCGCGTACCCATTCGGCCGATGGCGACATTCGCCGCTATCTCTGCGGCGTCTTTCTCGACACCCAGCGCGGCAAAGTCATCGCGACCGACGGCCACCGCATGCTGGTCGCGCATGCGCGCGGCGTGCGCAGCGCCGCAGCGCCCGTGATCATTCCGAATGACTTACTCGATGCCGCGCTCAAGCAGTTCGGCGGCGAGTACGCGCGCGGCAAGTCGCTGGGCGCGTGCGACGTGTCGATCACGATCGACGGCGCGCAGAATTCTCTCTCGATCGCGACGCCGACGGGTCACGTCACCGGGCGCCCGCTCGACGGCCAATTCCCTGATTGGCGCAGGGTCGTCCCGAAAGGCGATGAGGAAGGCCTGCTCGATGGCGCGCCGGCCGTGCTCAATTCGGACTATGTGACGGATGCGTGCGCGGCGTTCGCGATCGCGCGCAACATCTCGAAGGCGAAGGCGGGTCACCATGCGGTGCGCGTGCTGCAGCGCGGCGAATTCCCGGCGATCGTGTGCGACACCGACCCGGATATGGTCGTTATCGTCATGCCACTGCGCGATCGCATGGTGGCTGAGGCGCCGATCGCCGCGTGCCGCATGGCGCATGACGACGCGCTGCCATACAGCGACGACACCGCCGAACGCGTCGCGCTCGAAGCTGCAGCGGCCATATCGAGCGCCGCCTGATCCGTTTGCTCCATTCGGGCGCCGCCTGCGGGCGCCCTCTTTTTACCCTATCGGAGAACCACATCATGTTGACCACACAATCGACCACCGCCGCCAGCTACCCGCCGGCCGATACCCTGCGCGATAACATTATCGAGGCGCTGTACAGCTGGATCCGCCAGCGACCCGGACTCGACCCGCGCAACTATATTTCCGACTGGCGCGACGCCGCCGGGCGCGCCGCGTACCGCAGCGACGCGCGCTCGATCACGACCCAGCTACATCATGCGCGCGCGATGCTGCGGTACATCGAGCTGCGGCCGTCGATCACTGGCGCGATGCTGCAGGCGGCGCTTGATCAATCGAGCCGGCTCTCATATTCGGCCGATGAGGGGCTCGACTACACCACCGGCCAATATTGGTCGATGGAGTACCGCGCGGCGGCGTGCCGCGTGATGGCGAGCGCCATCTGGGACTGGCTGCGCACCGACGAGAGCACCGGCGAGTCGATCCGCGAGGCTGCGCGGCGTGAGCTCGGTGCGACGATCGCGCGCCGGTGGTTCTCATGACCCGGCCAACATCGCCAGCGCGCGAGCGCTGCCCGTGCTGCGCGGGCTCAGGGTACGACGCGCTTGCCGTCGACGAGGACGGCGGCGCCATCACATGCTGGGCATGCGACGGCGTGGGCTTCGACCCATGGCCGCCGCCTGAGTACGCGCGCGCTCGCGCTGAGGGTGACGCCTGGGCGGAGCAGGAGCGCCAGGCGTTCGAGAGCTTGCGCGGCGAGTTGAAAACGCTGACGGAGCTGATACAACAGGCAGAGAGGCGCTGAGATATGCTTCGATGGTTATGGAACTATTGGCGCCGGCGTGATGAGTACCGCCGGCGAGAATGGGCGAGCGTGCCGCCGCCGGCGTGGGGCGCCAAGCGCTCGGGTCGCGACTATTGGTGAGCCATGGCGAAAATATCAGACGACGAGCTGCGCGATTTATTCGGCGCCGATGACGTGCCACACGGCCCGGCCGCCGCGCGATGGGAGAGCCCAGACAAGCGCGCGGAGCGCTACCGCAAGGCGCTCGAAGGCATCCTAGCCTGCGCGCCGTGTAGTCGCGCCGTGATCATGCTGCAGGCGGTAGCCGCTCGCGCTCTAGGGTATGACGCCTTAGAGCGCGAGCTACTGCGACGCCTAGAGCCGCCCACATGATCGCGCTATTTGTGGGCGCGATCGTGGCGGTCATCTGCGCTTGGCTATTTAACGACGGCGAGTGACGGCGGCGCGGTGGGCTCCACCGCTCGCCTGAGCTCCGACTTGCTACGCGTGACCATATCAGGCGCGCAGAATAAGTGCTTCTTGCTCGGGTAGTCGCCGCTCGCGACGCGCCCTAAGTCTTGCCACCCAGCCTCGCGCAGCGCGTGCAAGAGCGCCGACTGCGGCACCTTGACGCCTGCAGGCATGGCGCCGGCGACGCGATCGCACACCGCGTGGAACGGCGAGCCGATCACACCGCGCGCGAACTCGCCCGCGCGGGCGCGCATCATCTCGACGAGGTACGACTCGGCCGTCGACATGCCGGCGTCGATCATGATGGCCTTGGCCTCTGTCATCGGTGGGACGGCGCCGGGGTTGAACTTGGAAACGTCGTATGAGGAAAGCCAACAGGCAATTTGCTCGAAGCCGCCGGCCTTATACCAAGCCCAGAGGCGCGCCGCGTCACGCTCAGGCAGACGCTCGGCCTCGCTCCAGACGACCATCCAGCGACGATCGTCAGAAGGCAGGCTGATAGCGGCGCGCTCGTTGGAGAACGCAAGGACGAAAATGCGGTTTAAGGCATCGTACGGGTGTAGACCCTTACGGTTGACGGGCAGAAGCTCAGGCGGAGCCGCGATGATCGGTTTCAGTTGGTTTTCCAGCGCGCGGCGATCCTTGGCCTCAGCCTGTCGCAGCTCGTTGATGACCATGATTTCCGCTTCGAGCGCATAGCCCCACTGGCTCGACAACTCTTCGTTGCGCACCATCGACACGTTTACGTTAAGAGGCCCACCAACAGCCCATAAGAACGGCGCCCAGAGGGTGTCCTTACCGGAGCCCGGCCGGCCGGCGTGTAATATCGCGTGATTTATTTTTACATCGGGGTGCTGGACTTTATAGGCCATCACGCTTAGGACATGAGCGCGCTCGGCAGGCTCAGGGATCATGTGCTCGAAGTGTGCAAGCCACGGCGACACGTCACCACCACCGCTCACGACCGGGCGCGCGTTGCGCCAACGGTTGCCATACACGAGCCCAGCACGCGAGACGAGAATATCCTCGCCCGCCGCGTAAGTGACGCCGACGAGTGAGTGCGCGCCCTTCTCTTGGCGGTGCTCATCGAAGCAGATGGACGCCTCGATGGCCCGGCCGGTGCGTATGGATTTAGAGGAAACGTGACGGAAAAGTGCGTTGAACGTCCCGCGCGAAATTTCACGGCGCTCGACCATATCAAAGTACGCGTCGTCGTCCTGCAGATAGGCGAAACGCTCGTACCATTCATTCTTAGTCAGTCGCCCAAGCTCACGCCGGCGCACCTCTTCGATGACCTGTTGCGCAGCGTCAGGATACGAGTCGGTCGGCGTGATCTTCGAGAGCGCGGACTCCATCGTCTTTGCAAGCAGCTCATCGCGCAGGCCGTAGCCCGTCGCCGGGCCGCCCTCGGCCTCGACCCAACGGAGGAACCGCTCGCTGTTCCAGTCGCCGCAGTGCTCGTGGAAGCAGTCGAACGCGCGGTGCACCGGGTGATAACGCCCTTCTGGGTTGTTGTCGGAGTGCTCGGCGTGGTTCGGGCACACGACGCCCGCCCAGCCTGTGCTATTAGGCGGATTGATGACGAGGCCTTGCTCGGAGAGCCACACGAGCACGGCGTCGTTGCCGTCGTCCTCGATATGTAGCGGCTGATACGAGGCGGTGTCAGCGACCGCAGGCGTGACGTTCAGCTCTCGGCAGATTTGATCGAGAGTGAAAAACCGAATAGGAGAAAACTCAACGAGGCGCGCAGGGAAGTTATCGCGCCCAGGCTTTAAGTTAATAGAGCCGGGGATGCGGAAGTTGCGTACCGCGTTGATCGCGCCCTTGTCGGTGTAACCGGCCTCGGCGATCGCAAAAATCGCAGCGGCAAAATCCTCTTTCGTTGGCTGGTGGTCATAGTCGAACGTGTAGCCCCACTGGTAGTTGCCGGGGCTGGTTTCGATCTTCCATGACGGCTCTAGAGGCGGAATTTTGGACTTGGTGCCCACGTCATCGAGCACCATGAACGCGACGTGTTTCGAGAACGCGGTGCCTGCTGAGAGCTTGCCGTCCTTGAACCGATCGAGCACGAAGAGCGCGGTGTTGCCGTACCAAGCGGCAGGCTTGTCCTCGCGGTAACGCTCAGGCAGACACGGCGGCCAAGTGTATTTCGGCGTACCGTCGCCGTGCAGCGCCGGGGCGCCGTCTTCCATGCGTGGCTTTTGGCGCACCAGAAGAATTGTCTCGCCTTCTGGGGCGGCCTGTGCTAAATAGTCGACGAAGGCTAGCATCGTTAAATCTCCTTAGACCTTTGACCCCGGCTCCCACCGGGGTTTTTTATTTCCCGTACCGCTTCATGACCTTCACATCGGCCTTCAGCGGAAACCCCTCAGCCCACGCGGGCGCCGTGCACATGACCTCTCGCAACGTGGCGACGGTCGCATCGGCGGCGTCCTCGGGGCACTCCAAAACAATTTCGTCGTGAACATGCAGGACAGTCGACAGCCCTCGACGATCCAGCTCGCGCAAGCTCTCGCGCAGTAGATCGTTGGCGGTCGCCTGAGTGATGTTCTCGCACGCAAGGCCACGCCACAGTCGAGCGCGAGGCCATTCGGTCGCGTCGGCTGCGGGTTTCCATGCGGCTTTCAAGTACGATACGCCATCCTCTTCGAGGCGTGCAAACGGATAATTGAGCACACGTCCGCTTGGCAACATGTACCAAAGATGCAACTTGTCGTACAAATACGTCACACGTCCGGCGCTAAACTCGTGGCCGGGATTGCGCATGGCGCGCATGTACGCGTTCTCTAGCGCACCCCAGTAGCGCAGCGCCCATGGGTTAGCGCGGCGCCAGGCGTTGACGATGCGCTGCGCGTCGGACTCGCTCATGGTGATGCCGTAGCCGCGACCCATCGCCGCGAACGCACCGACGCCGCCAGCGAAGCCAAGCGACAGGATGGCGACCTTGCCGATCTGGCGCTGCTCGTCGGTGATGGCCTCGACCGTGGTGTTGTAGATACCGGCGGCTTCGCGCTTGTATATGTCGCCGCCTGCGCGGAACACATCGAGCACGGTGTTGGCCTGCAAGTCGGCAGACAACCAAGGTGTTGCGCGGGCTTCTATCGCTGACCAGTCGGCCACGACGAAAACGTGACCTCGGGTGGGGATGAGAGCGGGTCGCAACATTCCTTTAAGTACATCTGTAACCCGTCGCCCATATTCTGGAACGATACTGTGACCTCTGACCATTGAATGTCGGACGGCATCAGCGTTTCCAAGAGTGCGACGCGTGAAGTTGTGAACCTGGGCGCCATAGCTTGAAGCGCGCCCCGTGGCACTTCCACCAGCAAATACAAATGCTCCTCTGACACGGTGATCCTCAACATCGGCTAGGTTGGCGAGCCTGTTGAACTTAGCGACCGACGAGGCCCACAGATCGTCAGCGCATTGGATAACATCCGCCACGTCGGGCGGCACCTGTTCAGGATCGGTGACGGCGAGCAAGTTAGCGCGCACCGCCTTGTCGATCGACGTTTTCTTCTCGCCGTCTTTATACACGGTCATGAGCTTGCGGGCCTCTGGCCCTAAACGCTCGGCGACCCATTCACGCATACGCGGCGAGCGCACCGACGTGAGCGCGCCCTCGGTGATCTCAACGACGAGCTGCTCGATGTCGGTGAGCTCCTGCTCGGCGTAGGTAACGGCGGCCTTGCAAAGCGGCACGTCCACGAGCACGCCACGGTCATTGATCCGTTCGTTGACTTGGTAGTCGGCGAGCTCCGCATCGGACAGGTCACGCATGGCCTGACTCGCTGCACGCATGGCGCGCACGTCCTGCTCGCAGTAGGCGATCATCTCGGCCATCAGGTCGGGGTCGCTGCGGAAGGTGCCGTCGGGCTTTGGAATCGAGAGCTGGCGAATGAGCGCCGCGCCTCGATGATCTTTACGCATACCGGCGCCAAGCGCGCGGCCAATATCTTCAAGACTGCCGGGCAGGCAGTTGGCACGCGCCTGTGCAGCGGTGCAGTAGAATTGCGTCAAGTCGTAGTTGAGCTGCAGGACGTACCAAAAGATAAGCCGCTCGAAGGCGGCGTTGTGCGCGCGGATCTGGCCCTTGAAGTTAGCAACGGCCTCGGGGAACGGATGGATCGGGAGCCAAGTGCGCACCGGCTCGTCATCGAACGCGTAGGACATGCACAGCACTTCGGTGCTCGCGTCCTGCGCGTAGTTGTAGACGCCGCCGACCTTCAAGTCGTAGCGGCTGCGCGTCTCGAAGTCGACCCACAGAATCACTGCTGTTCTTTCCACAGAATGTAGTCGTATTGTTTGATACCGCGAAACACGGCGGTCGCCATGTGGTGCTGCTTGATACCCCAAGCTTCCACTAAATCTTTGTACCGCACGCGCTCGTTGTTAATGCGTGCCCAGCGCTTGCGCTCCATCAGCACGCGGTACTGCTCCAGCGTCAGGACTAGGTTTTTCCATGACGGTTTGGTCATGCTGCTCTCGCTTTGTCTATCAGCTCGCCGATCATGTGCGCCCAGTAGCTCACACGTCGCTCACGCGCTGTTCGTTCGTGCCAGTCATAGACGCGCTTGTGGTAACGGCAGGCTTTACCGCCGTACGTTTCTACGCCACAGACGGGGCAGTTGCGTCGTTCACGCTTCATCAGAATCGGGAGCCTACTCACCGCCTGGGTGGTGGGGCGACAGCTTTCGGCTCCCTTTCCTTTAGCCGGCTCTACGCCGACGACCCGTGGGGGCAGCGGCTTCTGTTACCGCAGGAGCCTCTGCCTCTACAGACTCAGGAGCGTCACCTTCCATGCCGATCCAGCGCACGACTTCAAAGACGGGCGTGAAGATGCGGCCGTAGGACTTGTGCTGGTAGTGCTCCTTGCCCAGACGCACGATAGCGACCGGCTTCGCTTGGTCTTTATCGACCTGCTCGGCGATCGCCACCGCCAACGTCTGCACTCCGCGCTTACCGCCCACGCTCGTCGTGGTATAGCGCACTTCAAGGCCAGTGTCCTCGCCGCTGATGCACTTCAGCGACAGACCGACTTGCTTCTCCCAGCCCTTGCGAGCTTGCGGCGGCGCCGCCGGCGGTTCTGGCAACGGCTCGGAGACAGACACCATGCTCTCTCCTAGCACCTCACCATCACCCCACGCGATGTAGCCGTGGACGAAGCTAAACGGATTGACGGCCCACAGGCTGTCATCCTCGACCTCGGTTTGATCTGCGCCAAAGACCCAGTGACCCGTCTTGTCCATCTTTAAGATGGCGGTGCCAACGGCGGCGACTTCGTTTTCCATCTGACGCAACGCCGTAGTGAGCGACGTGACGGCAGGCAGACCGGCTTTAGAGAACTTTACGATACTGGACATAATCAAGACTCCTTTACATCAGTTTATTAAGGGCCGCAGTCAACTGCTGCCCGATTTGTACGACTTCGGGCCGTGGGTCATCCACGGTTGCCATCGTCGTCCCTGAAGAGACTGAAGTGCAGATGCCTTCCGGCAACGGCTTCTTCAGCTTCTTCAAGACCTTTTCCACAGTCGCAGGACTTGCCATCGACTGTTCAATAATTTGATCGTCGGTCAGACCAAGCTCACGCAACGCGCGCTGTGCTTCAGCCTCGTCGATCCACTTGCGCGTGCCACGCTTGGCTACCAGTTTATACCCTGGCACCTTGCCGCCTTTCTCAAGCGCCGTAAACGCGAGCGCACGCAAGTCTTTAATCCATTCCTCAAGCAAGTCAGCCTTCACCAGCGCCTTGCTCAATTCCTCGACGTTCAGCTCCTTCACCTGCTTGGCAAGCGCGCGATCAGCGGCGCCTGTCATCTCAGGGCAGATAGGCTTCGCTGCGCACCAGCGGCAGTGATCGCCCACATGCAGCGCAGCGTCGGGCTTTTCCGACAACTGCACGGCGTACACCAACTCGCGCTCAAAAAGGCGCAGTCGATCGAAGCTCGTCACCCAGCGCTTGACTGAGGGCGGCTGCACGATGATGCACTCGATCTCTTTGGCGCCGTCGAACACCCACGCCAAACTCGGCGTGCGCATCGCGGCTGCGGCGTAGAACATTAGCTGCGGATTTTCTTCGGCCTCGACCGCCACGCCGTCACCGAATTTCCAATCCAGTATAACGGCACGATCACCAAGACGGCCAATAATATCGCAAGAGCCAAACACGCCCGGAAGAAGAGTTCCGAAGCTGACAGTCTGTTCAACGGCATACTCGAGTTCCTGATTAGGGTCGATGTTGTTAAGCGCCTGTACTGCAGGCACGAGCTTGTCTTCATACAAGTCATGCGTCAGCTCGATGCCGTTATAGATGCTGCCGATCACATCATCAGCCTTGGCGTCGGTGCCGAGCATACGCGCGATGGCGTCGTGCAACAGCGTGCCGGCGTCGGCATACGACGAGGATGGTTTCGGTGGGACTTGTTGGCAGAGCTTGACACTGCCGGGGCACTTAATGACGCGTTTGGCGGTGCTGCCGCCGACGATATTACTGTGTGACACTAGACTCTCCTGTACTGCTTTGAGCCAAGATTAGGCGCGGCGAAATTGGTTGTCAATAGATGTTTTGTAAATTATTATCTGACCATGCGTGAGAAGACAATCGAAGAGTATTTGACGTGGGCGGTCGAGGTAGCCGGCGGCGTGACGTTTAAGTTCCGCTCGCCGTCGCAGCGCGGCGTGGCCGATCGCATCGTCTGTTTGCCTGACGGGCAGACGTGGTTTGTTGAGTTGAAAACGCAGGGCGGGCGCTTGTCGCCGCTGCAGAAGGTGTTTGCAAGCGTCATGCAACAAACGAATCAGAAATACAAAGTCATTTGGAATATAGAGCAGGTCGATGCTTTCATTGCGTCCGTATCAAAACGAAGCGGCTGACTTCCTCTTCGAGCGCGACCGCGCGATGGTGCTGGCGCCGATGGGCGCCGGCAAGACGGCGCTCACCCTGACTGCTATGCGCGACGCGCTCGCCCAAGGCGTCGTCAAGCGCTGGCTGGTGCTGGCGCCCAAGCGCGTCTGCGAGAAGGTGTGGCCCGTCGAGCAACCGATCTGGACGCCGGGCATGACAATCGCCGTCGCGCTTGGCACACCGGCGCAGCGTCAAGCGGCGTTGAAATCAAGCGCTTCTGTCGTGGTGACTAACTACGACAATCTGCAGTGGCTCGCCGAGCAAAAGCTCGATTTCGATGGCGTTGTGTTCGATGAGCTGACGCGCTTGAAGAACCCAAGCGGCAAGCGGTTCAAGGCGTTCGAGAAGGTCGTCGAGCCGATGAAGCTGCGCTGGGGCCTGACCGGATCGTTCACATCTAACGGCCTCGAAGACGTGTTCGGGCAGTGCAAGATCATCGACCAGGGTTTGCTTGGCCGCAGCAAGGGCGCTTTCCTGCAACAGTATTTTGTGTGCCTCAATCGCGAGTACGGCGAGTGGGCACCGCGCAAGGGCTCGTTGGAACAGGTCATGGCGCGCATCAAGCCAGCAACGTTTCTGCTAGATCCCGGCCAGTACAAGGACAAGCTGCCGCCGCTGCACGTCGTCGAGATGCGCTGCGACCTGCCCGATCGCGAACCATACGAGAAGATGAAGCGGGACTTTCTGTACGACTTCCCCGACGCGCGCGTCATCGCGATGAACGCGGGCGCCGTCACCAGCAAGCTGCAGCAGATGGCCTCGGGGTTCGTCTACGATTCGCACCGCGAGGCTGACCCGACGCGACCGGGCAAGTTCACCGCGTCACAGACGCCGGTGTGGTTTGCCGAGCATAAGTTTGACTTGCTCGATGAGGTGCTCGAAGGGAACCAGCGAGCGAATACGATCATCGTGTATAACTTTGTTGAACAGCTTGCCGAGCTGCGCCGGCGCTACCCGCAGGCGGCGACGATCGACGACCCGCAGGCGATAGAGCGCTGGAACGCAGGGCAAATAGAGCTGCTATTAATACACCCTAAATCGGCAGGGCATGGGCTGAACCTGCAGCATGGCGGCTGTCGCATGGTGTTCCTGTCGCTGCCGTGGTCGCTCGAAGAGTACGAGCAGACGGTCGGCCGGTTGCACCGCAGCGGCCAAGCGCACGACGTGTGGGTCTACATTCTCATCACCAACTCGACGGTTGATGAGCGCATTTGGGCGGCGCTGCACGACAAGCGCGCCATATCGGATATTGCATTGGAGGAACTGAAAACATGAACTGGCACGAGCTAAACAAAGCCCTTCCCGACATGAGCGAGGATGAGGTCAAGTACCTGATGCAACTAGAGCGCCGACGCGTCGAGCCACGCGTGACGTTCCTAGTGCGACTGCACCAGCGCTTCTGTGCGCTGCGCGATGCGAGGGAGCGCGAAGAGCTGCTCGCGGAGCTTCAGAACTGAGAGCTGAGGAACAGCGCCCGCTCATCGTTGCGGCGCTTGACGAGGCCGGGCAACACGCGCCCGGCCGCTTTCGTCCACATGAGGAAAGCGTCGGCGGCGCCCTCGATGTCGCCACGGTTGTAGCGCATACGGACACTGCTGCGCTGGACATTACCTAGGCCTATGTTGAAGGCCAGGCTTACCAAGGCGTCGAACTGGCCTTGATGACTAGTAGCACCAGGGCAAAGTCGGGCCACGCCGCGCTCAAAGCGGCTAAGGTCTTGAGCAAGGATAGCGTCCACCTCTCCCATAGAGAGCTGGCGATCCCAGCCTGGGGGTATCGGTAGGTTTTTCCGATCCGCATATTTCACCGCGATGTGAGACGGGTCGATCACATGGCCTATGGCAATACTCCAAAGCATCGCCGGGCACTGGTACGGGCGTAGCCTCACGCCTTCGTGATGTTTTAGGAGCTTTATCAGCTCGGGGCTAACTTTCATTTTTGACTGAAAGCGCGCCCACCAAAATGAAAGGCAATAATGCTGGCAAGAATCGCCATTTCATCGTCGCTGAACACGTTTTCTAGCGCGATCGCAAACGGTACGTTTTGGTTCCACGCGTACCACATGCCCGCGATGTTGATGATGACCAGCTCCAGCACAAAGATGTACGTCACGACCGGACGCACCGACGAGCGCAAGTTGATCATCCACTGGCTCGCGCCTTTACCAATCTCGATGTCGTGGTTGTAGAGCGACTGACGCTCTTCAGATGCGGTCTGCGTCTGGATCTGCTCCAGCTTGATCTCTTCTACCCGCGCCTGAGCAATGAAACCGCGCTCGGCCAAAGCCAACTCACGCTCCTTCTGTGCGGCAACGAGAGCAAGCTCATGCTTCTTATCCTGCCGATCTTGGAAAATCGCAAGGATCTTGGGCAAACCGCCCGCAAGGAACGAGAGGAAGGTACTGACCATGGTCATCATTTGCTTGCCCTCACAACGTCATCGCCCTTAGTCACGATGACGTGACCGTCTTCCACGTCAACGCGCATCGGCATTTCCTTACGATCGAGCTTGTCGAGCTTGGCGATCAGCTCTTTGATTACGCCAAACTCAGGCTTGTCTTCCTTCTCTACCGTACCGGCAATAGACGCCAGCATGGAGATTAGGGCCGTCAGCGAGGCACCGAGCAGGCCCATGACAGCGGCAATCTTGTCGCTATCTAGCGCAAGGCTGGAGAGGACGCCAATGACCACAATAGCGGTGATGTACTTTAGGCCATCCTTGCCAATGGCCTTGCCAGCTACATCCTTGGCGCTGCTGTGGGCTTCCAAGCGTTGCAGCTCAGCCTTGATCTGCACCTTCAGCAATTCGATGTCTTCGCTCATTTGTCCATCTTCTCGTCTAGTTTGTCGAAGATTTTGCCCAGCATGTTTTTGATGTCGTCGATGTCGCGCTGGTACGTCGACTGCGTGACATACGTGTGCGGCATGTTGCGCACGTCTTTGTCCAGGCGCTCAATGGTGCGGCTGATGTTGTTCAGTATCCACCCACCGAAGAACGCCGCCACACCGATGATGATGTTAAAAAGCATCTGTACGCTGTCCACGCCTACTCCCTGAGCGCATTTTGGTTTGTAACGACCGGCGCCAGTACGTTGACTGCCGCACCCGGCCCCGGACGGCCTGCAGGCTTCTGCAGCATCTCACCAAATTCAGACCGCTTGCCCTTTACCATCGCCTCAGCCAGCGCCTTCGCGGCCGGGTCTGAGTTGAGCATCTCCTGGGCGATGTCGACCGCCAGCTTGGCGTCGACGCGGCCCTGAGCGCGGGTGAGCAGGAAGTTGGCAAACGTAAAGAGCTGGTCGAACACTTGCAGCTTAGGGCCGGCCTGTTCAGCCGTAAGCTCACGCACACCGCCGCCAGCCGCCACACCTTCGCGCACCAGCGTCTTGAAGCGGCGCTTGTCGAGCAAGGCTTGGCGAATGTCGTTGATGACGGTTGCCACATCTTCAGACGACTGCGCCAACGTATCCAGCTTCTCAGCCGACTTCTCAGGCGCCACGCCGACTCGGTTGGCAAGCGTACGCGCCCGGCGCTCCAGCTCTTTCAGCTCACGCAGGCGCGGCTCAAACTCAGCGGCCACACGGGTCGTCGCCGTCTCGCCTGCCTCGGCCAACCGCGCAGCGTTTTCGTCAAACTGACGCAAGTCGTCGAGGATCTTGATGCCCGACTCTTCAAGCGTATTGAGCGCATCGTCATTTACGCGAAGGAAATCGGCAGACTTCGACGGATTGATAACGCCGTCGCGCACCACTGCACGACGATAGCGATCGACGATACCGCGACGCACCGCGTCCACGGCCAGAGGGTCTTCGCCAAGCGCCGCAACAAACCGCAGTGCATTTTGTTCGCCTTCAAGAATGGTCTTGACGACCGACTCAGGCGCGAGCTTCTGCTCGTTGGTGACGGTCTGCCGTTCCAGATCCGACACCCAGCCAGTACGGAAGCGGCCAATCACTTGCTCGCGGTGAGCGGTACGCGCGTCTTTGTAGAGCTTCGCCGCTTCGGTGCCTTGCGTGCCTGCTTCAATAGCTTGCTCGGCGGCGCGTTTAAGCTGCATCAGATTGGCGACAGTCTTGTTGGCTGACGCGTCGTTGGCGCGGCCCAGCGCCGCTAGGTCTTCGTTGATCGCTTGAACAAACGCATCGGCGTCTTCCAACGTAATCATCGTTGGCTCGCGGCGAACGGGCGGCTCGCCCATCAACGTCGCGTATGGCTGTTTAACTACCTTGGATTGATATGCGGCAACTGCTTTAGCCGTGAGCGGGGCCTGTTCTGGGTTAAACACATACCCGGCGTCGTCCATCAGCGCGCGAGCGGTCTGAGCTACCAAGTCGAAGCTAAACGGCTCGGGTGCAGCGTCAAACGCAGCGCGGTAGGCGGGTTGGACGATCTCTGTCTTAACGCGCTCAAGCTCGTCGGCGCTGCGTTCTGTGACGGTTTCGCCGACCTTGAGCTGGCTTTCCTTCGGCAACCGGCCAGCCAAGCGCTCGCGTTCCTCTCGCACAGCGCGCTGCGCCAGCTCATCCTGCTCTGACAGAGCCACCAACCGATTCTTCTGCTGCTGGTCGAGATCCGCCTGCAAAGCGTTGACGCTACGCGAGGCGGCGGCCAGTCGGTTTGCTTGCCCCTGCTGCAGCGCTGAGTCGCGAGCAAGGTACAGATCCTTGACGATCGTGTTGGCGTTGCGGGCGCTACCAAGCAGCGCGGCAAAGCCCGAGGCGTTGAGCGCGGTCGCGACCTTCTCAGGCGGCGTGCCAAGCTCCAACAGGTTGATGGCCTGCTGCACCTTGTTCGGGTCGTTGTCGAACGCTTCTAGGTAAGCGCGGGCCTTGACCTTCTCGGCGCCGCCCGGCAGGAACGGCTCGGTGATGTTGTAGACGGTGCGTATGGCCGGTTTAGTTGCAGCGCTGATAGCTGACGGCGCGACGCCGCCCGCAGCGGCGAGCAACAACTGCTGGAACGGATCGGTGACGCCGGCTTCTTGGCCTGCGCCAACAGCGCCGCCAGCGCCCAGAGCAGACACCGTTTGCAGGCCCGGCTTTTCGGCCAGCGTCGTGAGCACGTTGCGAGCAACGGGCGACGTAACCATCGGCGCCAATTCGTTAGCCACGCCAATCGTAGCGCGCGTCGGGGACACAAAAGCGCCCATCGTGCGAAAGGCTTGACGGCCGCCCGAAGTGGCCTCTGGCGCGACAATGTTCGAGCCATACATCGCGTTGATGGCCTCAGAAGGCGTCATCATTGGTTGTTGGCCGAAGGCTTGCAGCAGCGGATTGACGACGCCGCCTGTCAAGAAATCAGACGCTAACAAGCCGCCTGTAGCAACGGCGGCGCCCGGTGGGCCGCCCAAAAGAAATCCAGCACCCGCAGCCGTTGCGTACGGCGCCACGTTCGGATTAACCACTTCGCGCGCGATCGCCGCCATGTCTTCGCCAAACGTCGTTGGCTGGCGAGGTGCGGGCAGACCTTCGTCGCGAAACTTAGCAAACCGATTAGCAGCAGCAGGCGCCGCCGCCGGCTCGGTTTCATCGGTCGGCCGTACAAATTTAGAGAAGCGATTGGTCGTTGCTTTAGGCTGTTCTTCTGCAGCGGGGCCGGGCAGCGCTGTGCCTAGCGGACGACCGCCTTCGCCAGTGACGGTGACGTCAAACTTTTCAGCCGCCGGCGCTTCGGCCTGCCGGATGATGTTGAACAACTGCGCGCGCGATTGCGCCGGCAACGCGTCAAAACCTTCGGCGCCCCGCTCAAGCGGCAACGGCGAGAGGCCATACGCGCGGAACAAGTCTTTAGCTTTAGCGACTTCGTTCGGCGTTAAATTTGCGAAGCTGTACGGATCGGCCATGATCTACGCCGCCTATTTTTTATTGCCAAGAATTTTTGCCGCAGCGCCTTCGCCAAACTCTTCGTCAAATTCTTTACGCGCTTCCGGCGACGGGTCAGACTGCAGTAGTTGAACCGCCTCCACAGGCGGAGCCAACGGCGCGTCGTACATTTGCAGCATTTCTTTGTACGTTTTTTCGTGATCGTCCGTCCATGCCGCCGCCGATCGGACTTTAGCCGCTTCAACTTGGTCAAGAAACAATTTGCGCTTGGCCTTAATCGTGCCCGCGCCATCCGAAAACTGCGGAATTACCGCGTTCTGGTTATTGGTGTATTGCAGATCGTTATAAGCCGAGCCAGTAGAGAGATATAACAGCGCGTCGGCTAACTGTATTTGCGCAGCGGCAACTTGCTGGCGTTCATCACTACGAACAAAGTTTACCGCGCCTTTAATAAACGGAGTGCTGCCCACAACCGTTTCAAAAAACCCTGGCTTTTCAGCGCCCGGTTTAGCTTTTAACGCTTGACCGATAACTTCACCGGCCGACAACATGCGCGCTGCGTTGTACGAGGTTTTGAGCTGATCTTCGGTAGCCTTGGCGCTAACAGCGCCGGTCAGCGGCTTACCGTCGGCGCCAGTCACCACACGCACGTCGCTCGGGTTGCGTTTGTTGACGGCCACAAACCCTAACGCCGTTTCTTTCAGGTCGTACTCAGGGTTGGCGCGCTTCCAATCCTCTTGAGAGCGCTCAAACGCAAGGCGATCTTGACTCTGTTTTAGAGTGCCTTCGGATACACCAACTTTGCGTTCTTCAAGTTGATTTTTAAGATATTCGGTGTATCCCTGCGCTTGCCGACGAGCATTAGCCGACCATAACCGATTAAATGTGGTGGGGACGTTGGTCATATCCAAACCGGCATTTTTTGCCTGGCTATAGACTCCTTGCCAACTATCGTTGTCTTCAGCGGTGCCCAGAATGTCGTAAAGAGCTTGGCTATTTTTAATCTTATTCTCAAGTTCCGTTTGCGCGGCGTCGGTCTGAGCCTTACGCCCTTTACCAATCGCCTCGACTAATTTAGCGCCTGTCTCGCCAAACTGACCCACCACCGTCTCAAGCGCGTCCGGGCGATCAAAAAAGCCAGGCGCCGACACCACGCGGCGCAGCGCGTTTTGTTCGGCCATCGCGCGCTCGGACTCGCGCATCTGCATCTCGACCAATTTGTTGCGCTGTTGCGCGTCTCGTAGCGCCGAGACTTGGCCCGCCAACTCGAACGGCGATTGAATCTGTACCGGCTGGATGCCTAGTGCGATGCGAGGATCAAGGGCCATGCTGTGTCCCTCTTACGGGCCGACGTTATAAATAGAGCGCGGAGCGCCTGCGTACACGGGCGAACCCGCGCCCGCTGACGTACCCGGAATAACGCCGCCTTGTTGCGGATAGATGCGGTTGATCAGGTCGCGCTGGTTCATGTAGTTGACGCCCATACTGAGCGCGTTGTTGAGCGCGTTAGCGCCGCCGATGTAACCTGACGCACGAGCAGCAGCGCCCGAAGTCATCAAATCACCAACGGTGCGCGCGGATTCACCCACGTCCTGACCGAAACCAGTCGTCGCTTGCAGACCGCCACCATACAGACCGGCAAGCGCATTAGCGCGCTCGGCGCGCAGCTGCATCGCGCGATTAAACGCGTTGCTGTATTCTTGCGACGCCAGCTCTTGCCCGTATTGCTGACCGGCCTTAAGAGCTCCGCCAGAGAACATGCGCCCGCCTGCCGACAATCGTCGGTCAAGGTCTTTCATTCCCTCGCGCAGTCGGAACCCAACACCGGGATCCGTCATGAGCTCTTGCTCACCAAACTGGCGGCCAAACAAACCGTAGTCGGCAGCGCCGGTGTCCGGGCCAATACCACTTAGGCGGGCGAGCGCGTTCTGCGCTTCAAGTCCCGTCTCGCGGAACGGCCGCGACAGTTCTTCCTGCCGAGCAAGCGCGGCCTCGCGTTCTGCGGCCGCGTCTTTAGCGGCTCGCTCTTGAACCTTACCGGCTTTACGGGACGCAGCGGCGCCAACAAGGGCGCTACCGGCGATTGCTGCTGCTGTTGCGATTCCCATTTACGCGACCTCTTTGTAGAACGTACGTTCCATCGGTTGAAAGCCCTGACGGACGTACAGCTTTTCCATTTTTGACGCTCGTTCGTCCTCTAACGCAATCATAAACAGCGCCGACGCCCCTTTCTCGGTCGCCCACGCGTCTATTGCATCATACATTGCCTTGCCCGCGCCATGCCCACGAGCTTCCGGTGACAAGTACCACCAAAGCTCCTGCGCGACCCAGTAGTCCGGATTGAAGTACATCGGGTACGCCAGCGCCCCGCAGATACCAATAAGCCGCCCGTCCTGCTCGGCGAGCCACACGCCCATGTTCTGACTCTCGATGGCCGCCGTGTAGAAGTCGGCGAACCCTTCCGGGCTGAACGGAATAGCCTGGCGAATGGGCGAGGCTTCGTGGAACGCGACCGCCAGCGGCATGTACGCCGGCAGGTCGTCGAGGGTAGCGGGACGGACGATCATGACACCTCTCGCCCTGACGAGCGGATGTTGATAGCCGATGCCGTGCCGGCAATCGTCGAGATGAACCCGCCCGGTTGCAGGACGTGGCCGACCAGTTCGGGAAACGTGTACGTCTCGCTCGGCAGCAGCGTCTTCTGCTTGATGATCAAGTTCTGGTTGCCCGACGAGTCGAACTGCGTCACGAGGTTGATCGAGATGGTAGCCGCCGCAGCGCTGTAGTTGGTCGCCGTAAACTTGTCGATGATGGTCGACACGTTTTGCGCGGTGTATTGGGTTGTCTGAGTATTCTCGGCAATCTTGGCCGGGATTAGGACGCGGATGTTAACTGCCATGTGTCACCTAAAAGGTAAAGACCATTCGGACGCGACCATTAGACCCAGGCAGACCAGCAGCGCCGCCTTCTACCGGATCGCCACCGTCACCACCGCCGCCCGCTGTAAGGCTTCCTACGCCGGCTCTAGGCGCGGCGCCGGTCTGAGTGAACGCAGCACCACCGTTGCCGTTGTCGTTGCTTGTATTGCCGCCTGACGCCGTGCCGCCAGCGCCTTGCTGACTGCCGTAGATGCCGATGCCACCGTAGCCGCCAAAACCGCCTGTCGCGATCATTTCGGGCAGAGCATACGTTCCGGCATACGCCACTGACTGACCGCCAGCGCCGCCTACCGCATCGCCAAGTGAGCCGCCTGTGCCAGCCACGCCGACAGTGTACAGGATGGTTTTACTGGCATCAGGCGCGGTCAGCGCCAACACCGTCTTGACGTAAGCGCCACCACCACCACCGCCACCGGGGTTTTCCTGCGGCTCGTAGGCAAACTCACCAAAGATGTTCGTTACCGTACCGTAGCCGCCGCCACCGCCAGCGCCCCATACCTCGATGGTCACGCCTGTGGCTCCAGTGGGAATGGATACCGATCCAGAACCAGAGTCAAAATCGAAAGCGCCGCCAGACCCTCCGGTCGTGCCTGCAATCGCTGCTGCTAGGGTAGCGCCGCCCATTAGGACAATCCCGCTCCGCTGATCAGCCACGAGGTTGCGCCAATCTTGACACAGGTCGCCAAGCCGTTACGCGCAAGGGTGCGAGTGCCGGTGGTGACGCTATTAGCCAGCGTCAGCGTGTCGGTTGTAATCGCAATCGAAAGCGCCAAAGCGTTGAGATTGACGATGATGATGACCGTGCCAACCGGGAACGCGACAGCTGAGTTAGCTGGAATGGTCAATATCAGCGACGCGCCGTTCATCAGAATCGACTTGCCGCGATCGGCCAGCACCAACTGGTAGTTAGCCGTCTGGCTGTTCTGCGGGGCCTCTCGATAGCCTACGGCGTAGTTAGTGTTTGGCGAGCCGTTATCAGGAATCAGCGGCGTGCCAGTGAACGTAGGCGAGGCAATCGGAGCGTAGGTTGCCGCAGCAGCCGTAGTCGTCAGCGCATCCGTGATGCCATAACCAGCCACCGTCGTCGGGGTGCCGGTGATGGTAGCCCACGCCACCGACTCGGTAGAAATGTCATTGACGCCAGCAATATCGTCGTACTCGCCAATCTGCACGTCGTTAGCGTCGGTCAGCACGAAGCGATACGTCACGCCTTCCGACAACCACAGGTCTTCCGGCAAGCGGCCACCCGAGTCCAAGATGATCGGGTTGGTGTTTAGCGAAGTCCCCACTTCGGACGTGTAGGTGTTTTCAGGGGCAGCAGTGCCAGCCTGGTACGTGTAAATCTTGCCGCCCGACAACACTGAACCGTCGTCGGTAAAGAACTGCGCTCCGGCGCCAGCAAAGGCTGAAAGGTAGACGGTCATATATTCACCTGCGTCATAGTAAGGATGACCGAGGGGATGCCGGGATGAACGGCGGTTGCTGTCTCGGCCAAAAGTTGCACAGTAATTTCGTCAGTTGCCCACATCAACTGCAAGTAATCGCCGTTGGACATGGGTACAAATATGTTGGCAGCCACGAACACTTCGCCGTTGTTGCCTTGAATACGGACTTGAGATGCCGAATTAGGCACATTGACGCCGTTAACACGCGGCCACACGTAAAACAATCCCACGCCGCCAGCAGTCTTGTCCAACTGAATGGAAAACTGCATGTTGTAAATAGCCGGCCTACCTACCTTAATGTGAGTGTTATTTGCCGGATCAATATAAATGCCGTATTGGCTTGACGTGTTGTTAAACGTTATGGCGTAAGGAGTATTGGCTACGGCGGCAACTTGCGTTTGCGTCGAGAAAAACGAACCGTAGTTAACAGTAAAGACTTTGGCGGCTACAACCTCGGCAAGCGGAGGTTGCTTTTGAATATCCTCAATCTCTTGTTGCAGAACCGCTATTTCATCTTCGGTGTTAGACGACAGCGATGGCGTCAGTTCAAGGTCAGCCAGCGTAGTAGACGTGGTGCCGCCACCCGTCAGTTGGTACTGATTGTTAAGGAAGCGGAACCATTCACGCGAAATAAGGCCTGTCCGCTCATCAAGGAACGGAACGCGCGGCGCAGGAATTTGCGTAATGTTCTGCGTCATGATCCGGTTGGACTCAGTGCCAGTTCGGCGCCCATAATGGCGACTTTAACAGGATCCGTACCGCTGATTTCGTACACACGATCGCGCAGCTTTACCGTCATGCCTAAGCGACGGAAGATGGCGCGAGTGCCATACTGACCGACGCGCCCCATCGAGGTCATGCGCTCGCCGTTCCAAGTGTGACCGCCGTCGTCTGACCAACGCAGCATCAATTGTGGGTCAGCGCCTTGCACAATCGGGCCGTCAAGGCCAATCCAGTAACCTTCCCAGTTCTGCACGCCGATCTGATTTAAGTCTTGCGTGCCGATCTCGTCATAGGCTTGTGTGCCAAGCGTGCCGATGACTTGCGAATACTCGCCCTGTTCGGTTTCAAGTATGTCGCCGTCTTCAGTGGCAAGCCAGCCGATAACGTCAAACGCGCTATATCCCGGCAAGCCAACGCCAGTCTCGCAGTCGATCTGCAGCGTGTGGTGCGCGGTGCGCTTAAGGTCGTTAGCACCAGGCGGCAGCGCGCGCCAGCGGCGCAGCCACTTTTGTACGTGCCCGTCGTCGGCGTATACATCCAAGTCGAACGCATACAACTTGCCGTTTTCGTAATCGCCAATAATCGGTTGGCCGTTGAATCGAGCATGGCTGTTGCCGCGATGCCGCTTGAACTTGCCGTTGCGATAAGCAGCGCGTTCGTGCCACGCGCCTGTCGCGGCATCAAACACCCAAGTCGTATCGGCGTCGGTGAAGTTCAGCACATAAAACGTATGGCCGTCCTGCTGGTAGGTGTAGCCCACCGCGTCAGCCAAGTTTCTGTAACCCTGAATGGCAAACTCAACCGCATGGGTTGAGATACGCACTCCGGTGTAGCCGTCTGCTCGATAGACGATGCCCTGACCGCGAGGGTCTGCGCCTAGCCAAAAGACGGAGTTGTCCATCTTGGCGACCGAGTACGGCGCAATACAACCGATCTCGTTAAACGCGCCTTGGATGCGAGTAAGCGGGAACAGCGGGTCGCCCGAGTTGTACCAAACCTCGACTGAGTTTTCGCCAAACAACCACGCTTCGCGGTGGTCGATGATGAGCGACACCAATCCGTCCGGCGAACCTTCGGCGCTGGCAAAATCCAGCGGGTCAATCGACAGACCATCGAGCAGCTGCGTGACCCACACGCGCTGGCTATTCGGCTCGTTAAATACAAAGTAACCGTCAAGGTAGCCGACCGTGACAGCGCCCGGAAAGTCCGGGTCAAGGATTTGCTGGAACTGATCCGTAGCGGTGTTGTAGATGTAGCCGTCAGGGTTAGCAGCAATAAAAATCTGCGTGCCGTTGTCGGCCATCGACACCGGGCCAGTGCCAGACACTAAGCCTATGTATGTCTGAACTTGGTTTTCCAGCAAGATAGTGCTGTCGTCTTCAAGCAGAACAAACCCTTCCGTTTCTAACGAAAGTTGGTTGATGCCCGCGAAGTTATACGCATGGTCTAACTTGTAGAACTCGTTACCCGAGACGACGTACAAGAAGCCAGCGTGTTCCCACAGCCCACGGATAGGGCCAGTGCCGACAACTGTTTGAAGCGCTATGCCGGGGCAGCGTTGCAGGTAGGCAGGCTCCTTGCCGCCCTCTGGCACCACTTCGGGATAAAGATTGACCATCCGGTTGTCGGCAGCATTGACCGACCGGATGACATACGTCGACCCTAGGATCGGCGTCTTCACTTAGAAGTTTCCGGTAAAGATGTTGAAGCGCGGACGATTCACCATCAGCGCCGCTGGCATTGCCATTACGTCGCCCGGATCGTTGATGCGCTTAAGGTTGCGCTTGCTGTACATCGCAATGCGCTGCACTTGCGGCGAAGGCTCAACACCAAACTCCGGTGCGATTTCGCACGCCAAGTTGTAGCGGAACGCGCGCAAGTAGCCTGGTGGGAACGTCAGGTCGGTATCCAGCGCGGCCGGCTGCGACAGCGGGCGCACGGACACAAAGTGGAACTCCAGCACGCGAGACGGTACTGGATATAAATACAGCTCGATGTTGGGGTACGTCGGGTTGTACCACAGGATTTGCGGGTAGGTAGACGTGACCGTCTTGACCGCAATATTGTTGTACTGCTGTTGGTTAATCATTTGGATGCCGTACGACACGTTGGTCGAGGCATCGCGGAAGTACGTGGCGTCGTCGAGTTTGATTGGGCGCTCGCCCACAAAGTCGCCGGTGGGGCCGAGCGTACGCATACGGGTGCTCGGCGGCCAGTTGTACACTTGGTCGATTGTGGAAAAGACGGACAAACGCTCCGTGCTCCACGAATCAA